TTAGTAAGTAGTTTACCAGATCGCAAGAGTTTAATATCGTCTTCGGTCAATGACGTGGTTTTGCTTGCATCATTATCAAGTTTTGACCGAACCTGATAAGAAAGATCGTTTACACTTGAAATTGAGCGAATCGAATTCGCGTTAATCGCTCCCGTTACCTCTTGTAACCATTCAAGGTAATGCCCGTGAAAAGCTGCGATTGCAGCATCTGTTTTGGAAAGGATCTGATCATCAGGGTTATCTGCCCACATTATATCATCAAGGGTTTCCATAAGTGAATAACGCAATTTCCACCCGCGCTCCCTCAAATCCCTTTCCCTGACCGTTTCATCAAAGTCTTCAGCCCTAACGTCAACGATCTTTGCGGCCCCGTTCGCTTCGAAGATAACAGGTCCGCATTCCATGCAACGAACTTCGCTAATCTCGCGAACACCGTTCACTATTTTGTCGTTGATGACGTTGAATCCGAATGAAAACGAATCTACATCGCCGCCTTTCACATGGGCAAAAGCTTCTTTGCCTGACAGGGTATCAAGATTGAACTGAGCACGGACGAACGGTCCGTAATTATCTTCTTTCGCTTCGACGATTTTACCAGCCAGCTCTGTATGGTTCCACAAAAGCCGGATTTTATCAGCACGTTCGGCAAACGTCTTTTTAAACGCGCCGCGCTTGAACGTTGATTTGTAGGTGTCAACCGTGTTCCATGCTGTCAGATATGCTTCGACAATGCCTTCGTCTGAAGTTTCCCTGATTTCACCAATAGACCGAATTTCGATAGTCATTTTATTATCAGCCCTTTCGAGTTGTTCATTTGCCGCGTCGAGCAGATCCCCGGCAGCATCAAAAATGGTTGTCAATTCCTGCTGCGCCGCCCTTGATCTGATCGCACGTAAGGCAGCGACGTAAACTTTCCCGTCCTTTCCAAACGGGTATTTATAACGCGCTTTCGTCTCTTTGTCAAAATCGGTATCTTGAGCAAGATGATAATCAGCGTAAGCTTTCCAGTTGTCGCCATCGTCGCCAAGGATCGCGTCGCCATCTGCCGCTGAAAAAGACCACGCTGATTCTGATACGTCACCGGCTTTAATCAGCTTCATTGCAAATTTTTTCGAAGTGTTATTTAGCTGTATCGCCATTTTATTCTTCAACTCCGTAAGTTAAAGTACATCGACAATTGCAACGTTCCCCAGGCGGGAGTCTATTATCAAGCGGATACCTTGCGGATTTTCCACCAACGATGAAATCTTTATCGATTTTAACAGTTTTACCGTTCATTTTTTTGTGGGAATCCCGCACCTCAAATCCTGATGTGATCCATGTTTTGTGCGTAGCCCCCGAAAGCTCTGCCGATTTCCATTGTCCCAAATTCGCAGCATTACCCGTAATTGTCCTGGCAAGCATTAGCGCCCGTGCTGGTGAAAACGTGCCTACATCGATAATCGCTTGCTGAAGTTCTTTAGTCGCCCATCCCTGAATAAGTCCTTCTTCCATCTGCTGAAGTATGAGTGATACCGTTGTATCTGAAATGAAACTTACTTCGGTTAAAACCAACTTTTCTTCGTCAAGATACTCTTCAAGCAATGCGGTTATTTCATCTTCAGCTTGCCTTTTCTCAACAGTTATATCAGAACCGAACTTTACACCGATGGTAACATAAAAACCGTTTAAGACCTTTTCCCACTCTTCGTTTGAATCTTCGACGATATCCGTTACGTTCTGACCGCCTGTTTTCTCGATATCCGCAAAAATCGCTTTCCGTTGTTTTTCAAATAACTCTTCGAATATCGGCTTCATGATATTTTCAGCAGTTGCTTCGATCTCTTCTTGTTCGTCGTTAATCTGCCGCTTTTCAATTAACGTTAATCGTTTACGTTCCGCCGGTGTTTCTGCCGGTGTTGATTGTGCCGGCATCGGAACGTCCCACCCTGGAAACTCTTGAAAACCGAAACTGAAAACAGAATTAAGTTGGTTAAAAGGAACACCCATTTCGAACAGCTTTTTAGCTGTTTCGGTTTTGGTATAAAGGGCTGCGCGTATAACGCTAACGTTCGATAGGTCATACTGGATCTTTTCCCCTGGATTCAGTTCATCGTAAAGCGAATGATTAAATGTATCGGCAAGATCATCAAGTAATGGAATAATTGTCGCCAGCCAAAATATAAGTTCAGAAGTCGAATAGTTGTTGAACGTACTTGATTCCTGCGCACCCGCATATTGTGGGGGAACACCGAATATTATGAATATCTCATCACGATTAAATTTACGCGATTCACCGAAATCCATTTCGACAGGGCTTAATGACGTTCTGTGATATTTAGCATTCGAACCTACCACTTTTATACGTCGAGCGTTTTTTGGCCCTGCGTGACGTTCATTCAGTTTATCGGCGATATCTTTAGCATCATCCTGACTTTCAAACTCCCGTTCAAAAGACATTACTCCATCAACTACACATCTGTTCTGCATAGCCGATTTATTAAAATCTCGCTGATCGTTATCACAGTCAACAGTTTTCGCAGCGGCTTCTAATGGAGCAATACCCAAGAGTGGATTTGCAGGATTGAAAAGTTTATGATGAATGATATCTTTCGGTTCATAGGTCGGCACCCTTGATTCATCAAGAGCGTATCCGGCAAGCCACTCCGTAATTATTTTTGTGGGAACCGGATGCAATCTATCTGGCGAAATCGGCCATAATTCAACCGTCCGTTCTCCCGATTGAACTTTATTTAGATACGAATTTCCGGAAAGTTCAAGCCAAGATACGATTAATTCAAAAAGATCTTGTCGTGAAATATGCGGATGAGGTCTATTAAATAATAAGGTAAGATGATGGTTAGGTAAAGATTCGCCGTCTTCGTTGACGACTCTCCAAGGAACCGAAGCGGCTGCTTTTGTAATCAGGTTAACAGCCCTATATACCCAACCGTTAGCTCTATAACCCTCTTTAACCGCTTTAGATACGGTCCACGCAGTATAAACAGGCTGACCCATTTGCGTTTGCCACATATCAGCCACGGCGTAGTTACGTTTTTCTTGCTTTTTTCTAAACCATGAAAATTTCATTAGGCGATAAATACCATTCTTGGGGCTTCACATGCAAGTAAAAAACCGTCGGCATAATTTGGTGACGGGATTCCGCGCCTCTTCATTTTCTCTTTCGATTCAATCTTAATTTTACCGGCATCGTTAAATTCAACTTTCGGCTGCGATAATTCAGCAATCAATTCAGGGTGATTCGGAATCGATATACAATCGTCATCAGGCCACTCTTTCAAACCGTTGAATCTTTCGTAAGTCCGTTCAAATCGCCGTCTCATACTCCACCACATCTGAGCCTTTTTGTTAGCGAACATATCTTTATTCAGCTTGCCTTTCGAAAAAAACCCAGGAAGCGATGTTGACCCTACATTAACCCCGATAACCTTATAAGGAACGTTTGATTTATCATCAATTGCCTTTTCAGCAATTGATTTCAATTCCCCTTTGACTCCTGCTCCGACGCCGATAGAATCATAATTGAGATCGTCAATTGACAGTTCCAATGCGAGTTGATGCGCTTTACGTGATGTGTCAGTAGTTGTTCCAAGCGCCCAACCGTTTATATATATACATACACTACCATGCGTGACAATGAAAGTATTTTTATCACCCCCCTCATCAGCAACGTCAAGCCCCGCCCTTTTACGGCCGGAAGCTTCAATTGGAAAGTTAATGGCTGCTTTGACATATTTAGCAGGAATGCAAATCCCTTCGACTGAAGCGTTGTAATCCCGATCAACCTCCTGCGCGAGTATCCATGGTTCAAGCGTTTCCTGTTGTTTTTTATACCATGCTGCATCTTTCCTTGGATCATCGCGCCAATCAAATATAAATACCGGAATCTTACCAGCAAACCGCTTTTTATAAAAAGGGTTCCCGTTGCCGTTTGGCGTTGATACGTCCACCTTCACGTCGCTATTTTGCGATAACGCCGCTTCGATTCGTTCCGGTCTTTCGTAAAATGCGGATTCGTCTTTAAGGTAAATGGTATTTCGACCGCCGCGCCCGATATTGTCGCCAGCTTCCCCTGTGATAGTAGCGCCGGTATCGCGATTCATAATTTTCATAAACGGCGCGGTGTAGTTAGGTTTGAATTCTCTTGGAAGTTTTGTAAGAATCAGCCGCCCTTTTTCAAAAAGGGAATCGGGATCGCCTATGCAATCAACATATTTTTCTTTGCGTGAACCGAACCCGATCTTAACCCCAGGCATATAACAAAGCGCCCATACAGCAAAACTCATGTTTAACCATGATGCGCCGACGTCCCTTGATTTTTCCATAAGGCCATCTGATTTAATTTCCGTCAAATTTTTCAGCCAGTAAATATATTCTTTCTGTTTTGGAAAAAGAACGAATGGAACAAACGGCATTTTTAAACGCGGATCATAGGTAAGCATCCAATCCTGAATAAAGGCGCAAGGATCGGATTTATATATGGTGTGGTGAGCCTGGATAAACACGCCTGTCTTATCAGCTCTTATTTTCGAAAGTCGTTTAATACGATTTACAAAAATAGGCCGGTAATCTGGATTTTTAAAGTCAAAATTTTGGTAGATATCGACCATATAACTATTCGTCATTTACAATTTTATCGTAAAGCTCCTGAGCCTCATCTAACGTTATGTTAGCATCAACTGTAATTTCACTTTCAATAGGTCCGCCATCAGGCCCGGAATGTTCGAACTGTTGTTTATTCGGCCATCTTCGGGGGTTTCTATTTCGTAAGAAAAATTTCGTTGATGTTGAATTTGGCGGGGTGTGTTTCTCAACGACTTTGATAACTTTAAGTTCACCATTTTTCCCAGG